GTTACTGCCAATAAAACCAGCAGCGCCTGTTACAATATGCATTCATGCCTCCATTTGTATTATTATATATGGTTTTGTGCAATTAGTCAACTAGCTAAATAACATAGTATTTAATAAAGGACGCATCATGAACATTAAAAAGTATGTCTATATGGCATTTGGTTTTTTCTGCTTAGGCATGGCTTATATTGGAATTGTAGTACCAGGAATACCGTTTAGTATATTTCTTGTAATGGCAGCTTGGGCTTTTGCTAAAAGTTCAAAACGCATGCATGATTGGTTATACAATCACAAGTGGTTTGGACCGTTTTTAACCAATTGGACACAGAAGAAAGTATTTCCAACATACGGCAAATATGCAATGGTAGCAGTAATGACCAGCAGTTTAGGATTTTTATGGATCAGTACAAACAATATCAATGCAGTTTTATGGAGTGGTGGATTTATGTTATTGGTTGCAATATGGGCATGGCGTTATCCAGGCAGTGTAGAAGAATGGCAAAGTCGTAAAGATAGTGGCAAAAAGATTGCTTGGCTAAAATGAGTGTAATCTGGGAAAAAATGTTGGAGTGCGAAAGTGCTATTATCGACAAATGTGCATCAATGGGAGAAGAACAGTTTGATGATCCAGAGTTTGGATGGCTCAATCGTGTGTTCAAAGGAGAACATTTTCGCAGAGCTCACATAGACAGTGTTGATGCAAGAGAAAGCAAAGGCTTGTATATGACACACATTTGTATTTTTCCAAATTGGGATAATGATGCTCCTATATATGGCTTTGATATTGTATGTGGACGCAACAAAGTAACAGGTGCATTTCATGATTACTCGCCCACACTAGATTGGGAACACCCGATGGTTAACTTGTTTGGCGACTTTGTGAGTGAATTAGAATGGCGCAAGACCAGAGAACTTCCGCCTTGGGCGCAAGCAATATTCAGCAAACACATGGTAGCTGCTAGTAATGTTAAAGAAGATGAAATAGATCAAGTTATTACTATGGCATTGGACAATTTGGATACATACTTAGCTGAGCTTCCAAAGTATACTACATCTAGTGCCAATACCGCTTTAATTCGTGAAAAACAAAATAGATATTGTTATTATCAAAAGCAGAATCCCCATACACCTAAAGTTATGGAAAGTCTAGGACTTCCTGCAGATGATGTTAAACATTTTATTGAAGATTGTTTGTTTCCGGAAGTTTAGAAAGTATCTAGCCAATTTGGCAAATCTAATTTGTCTTTTTGACGTTCATAGATAGTTTGTATTTTTTCTGTCATCTCATTGTTTTGTAACACAAGATATGCGCCTCTGTGTAACGGCTTGGGCCAGCATCCTAGTTCTACCCAAGCATACCCACTGCTTTCGTGATTACACTGTGGAATAAATTCTTCAAACACTGTGATACAAAAAGCATTGTAAGTAAACTTTCCATCATCACTGAGAAAGGTGTGTAGCGGATAAACTTTTTCAATGTCAGGTAATGGGCCTAGTTCTTCTTTGCATTCACGCAACAGTGTTTCAACAGGACGTTCTTTGCGTTCTGCTTTGCCGCCCCAAAAACTCCATTTAAGTGCATGACTTGATGTTTTACTTCTTTGCTGTAACATTATTCTGCCTGTGTCAAGAGCCAGAAAACAGCCTCCGCTTGCTTGTATCATTAGATGTAAATTCGCCAAAATCCAGGATTGTATGTACCTTCAAATGTGTTAATCCATTTGGTTCCTGTCCATTTTAAACTGTCTAGTGTTGTTGTGTTTGTTGTGTATTCTATGTTAGTAACTGTACTTGCGTCAAATACTACATTCCAAGATCCGCTGTTGTATTCGATAATATCATTTACACTGGCTGTACTTCCTCCCCAGCCTGCAGGAGCACCTAATGGCAAGTCAGTTAAAATAAGATATCTGTCTCCGTTTGTAGCAGGAGTAAGTGTTCCGTCACCAGGATAATTTAATTGTGGATTGATTACTGCATCCACAGTTCCTTGTGTGTTACTTGGAATAGTACTAGAGTCTATAGTAATATCAAGTAGATTTGCATTTGCTTTGTTCACAGTGATATTGCCAACAATGTCGTTTGTGACATTGCTAGGATCTTCTGTTGTTTTTAAACGTATTTGACTGATGCTATCTCTGAACTCTCCAAACGGTTCAAACACATCTTCCCAACTTAACACATTTCCTGCACTGTCTAGGTTGCTGCCTGTTAAGCTCAACAACTGTGCAGTAGCATTTCCGTTGTTGTCGATTTCAAATTTCATCTTGTGTTGATCTAATGTAACAACTTGGAAACTAGTAAAGATTGGAGTGTAACTTCCGCCTGCTCTTAGACTTTCTAGTCCTGCATCATTTACTTCGTCGATGTTGTCAATGATAGTATGAATAACAGTGTTGCGTAGAACTTTAGCAGGAGGATTGATCAGTACAGGCAATTGGAAAGTAAGTGTACTGATATCAATGATATCGTCTACACCACTAGGTATTGCTCGCATGCTCCATGTTGTACTAATCAATTCAACATAGCTCAGTGTACTCCAATCTAGCGCATTGTCATTGGTGTGTATGTTCAGTGTTGGGTTGAACAGCACTAGTATTTGTTCTAATAATTGTAGTTTTTGCTCTGTGTTTGATGTCCATAAATCTACCTGCATAGTCATTGTATAAGGCACAGGTTGGTGACGTTTAATACTGTAAACGTTTCCTACTTCATCTTCGTAACTGTTGGTAACTTCGTTGTATTTTTTCTCATATACAGGCAGAGTTTCTTCGAACTGTGGATATGTTCTACTCTGAGGAGCGACTTCTAATCCTGTTACATGACAACTGATAAATGGTGTTGTTTGCAACATGTTTTCACTGTTTTCTCTGACAATGTGTGCTGCCATTCTACTGACATCACCATAACGCACAGGCACTGTTTGATATACAATGTTGCCTTCGTTATTGGTGTGCATAGCAACTTGGAAACCTGCAAAGATACGAATAAACTGCTGAATATATTTTCGCAGTTGTTTATCGTAAAAATACGGTACCGCTGTTATTTTTGAACTTTCGTATGCCATGTGTGTCCTTACAAATACACTTTGATTCTACTAGTATTTATAAGGCAGTTTCATTTAGTAAATCTAAGTAATGCACTGTGTTGTGATTCAAACTTAAAGTTGCATACCAGCCGTAATCTGAACTATATGTACTTCCGAATACAGCTACTCCTTGACCTATTGCAACTCTGTGACCTAGATCAGGCAATTGGACTTGACCAAAGCCATACAATACCTGTGTATTATCTAGCAAACTTCCTGTACTAGCATCGAATATATAAACTCTAGAATCATTTCCAGGTTCTCCTACAACAATATGACCAGATGCAGCAGCTACATCTGTTCCAAAAAAGTGTTCTGCTGTACCTGTGCCTGTGAGCTTGAACAAGTAATTTCCTAGCAGATCATAAACATAAGCTGCACCTGCATTACTGTTACTACCGTTGTCTGCTAGTGGAGCTCCTACTACAACTCTGCCATTGCCAATGGCTACACTTTTACCAAAGCTATCGCCTGCTGCACCATCTGGCGCATTGATCTTGATTTCATTGTTGCCATACAAGTCATATATGTATGCACTTCCGCTGGTTAAACCATTGTCATCGTTGCCATAAGCACCTACAACAATTCTGCCATTGCCTACTGCACAACTAGTACCTAAATAATCTTGTTGCGCACTGTCTGTGGGTATTACCTTTTTGATAAGATTACCACCTAGTGTATAGATATAAGCAGCACCGCTATCTGTTCCTCCTGCATCACTGTAATTGGCACCTACAACAATTCTGCCATTGCCGATAGCTACATCGCTTCCGAATGCATCGCCGTCTGCGCCGTCATCTGCTGTTAATACAAATTTAGTTGCGGCTATGTTGTTACCTGTTAATGATTGATCATAAACATGAACAGCTCCTCTGTTGGTGCCTGCTGTGTCGTCTTGTGGTGCACCCAATACTATCAAGTTGTGTCCAATGGCAACGCTTTCACTCATTCTTGTGTTGATGATATTTGTATTATCGTAAAATGTCTCTTCATCAATGGTGTTGGGGATTGTTAGAACACTTGAGAGATTCGCACTACCTCTACTCGAGTTAAAGTTTGGCGAACCTTGTATTATTTGTCCAGCATTGTAGTCTATCTTAACATCAGTGCCGCCGTATGTTGTGTTGTTACCTGCATAATTTTGTTCCTCAACAGTTGAGACAACAGTGCCTGTGGGTTGATCTGTGTTAAAAGCATACGCTGTCTTTTCATCTAGTATTACTGTGTTTGTGTTATTATCTCTAAA